CTCTTCGTGGAGAGCTTCGAGGATTGTGCGGTGGAGGAGATTGTTAGGGAAGTGGAGGTTTCGGAAAACGTCTTCCGTACTGAGACGGAAGTTTTCCCTGTCGTGCGTGGGAGTATGATGGGTAATCTAGGTTCGTTCGTGGTCTTGTGCATCCTTAACCGGATCTGCTTCGAACGGGCGCTAAAATTGTCAGGTTACCCATCAGATCATCCTTCGCTCCTTAATGGAGACGACATCCTCTTCCCTGGCGAGTCGGGTCTTTTCTATAGCTGGCTTCACACCACGAGTGAAGTTGGCTTTGTTATCAATCTAGAAAAGACCATGAGATCTCGAGTTTACGGCGACTTAAATTCACAGACTTACCGATATGACAAGTCGAGAATGGTCAAGAAGCTCTGTTTCGGGTTTCTAGGATCTGATTCCTGGAAGTCCCCCGAAGGATCTCTCGCTCGCCCCCTTTTCGATCTCCTCAGGCAAGTTAGTTTTGCGACCGCGACCTGGATCTTGGTCGCGTTTCCCATCCGTAGACTACTTGCCCGAGCACCCATCCCCCTCTCCTCCTTTCCTCGTCGGTGGTGGTCGTTCCTTGTCAAGAAGCCATGGTTCCGCGGTCTCATTGACCGCAATGATCCTCCTGTAGATGAGACAGGAATGGCTGAACGATCACTACCTCTTGTACTGGGCCCCCCTCTCAAACATTCAACTCCTTTTTTGGAGTCTCGTTTGAAGGATTTAGGGGATAGGTACATTTCTTCCCAGGTGAAGGAGTGGCAAGGAATCCCTGTGATTCCTCTCGAAAAGAAAATACCCCATCGTAAGTTCTGCAAATTGCGATCCTCTTTTCGATTGTCACGAAAATCGGGGAAATGGGAGCGTCTTTGGCTTGAACCGGTCTTGGCTTTTTTGCAAGACCGTCATTCATACCTCTTGGAAGACGGTGAGCCCACCTGGATTCAAGACCAACCAGGTTTGACTTGCCGTTGCACTCTCATTCGCACTCCTATTCGCCGACCTTATCTCTTTGCCCCTCAACTTCAAGATTTCATCCCTTTGCGAGATGAAGAGAAGCTGATCTTTTGCGCGTGCTAGGTGTGCACGCCTTGGAGGACGCAGAAACCTAGGCAGCTAGGACTGGCGTTTTTTACCCGTTGGGGTATCGGATTTGCGCAACTGAGG